GTTATAGTTTTGTAAATATATTTCAGACCAAGCCTCAATCCTTCCTTGAACCAAAGTTTTTAAAGCAACTCGTGGATCAATATCATTTATAATACAACAGGCTGCTGTGTAACAAGCAGCATTAGGGAACAATCGTTTCTTGGTTTTGTTTAAGAGTAAGTTAGTAATGGACACAATCTTACAATATAATTCGCCATCTATTCTAGATAGTTTACTGTCCAGTATATCGAACAAAGGATCACTGTGGTCTTTGGCGAAACTAGAACCCCAACCGGGTACTCGTAAACCAGATGATATAATATTATCAGCTATCTGTACCGAATCCTCAACTAACAATAGATACATGGTTTGTTCTAGAGGAGCATGCAGTCCACCCAAAGTGGCGATGGCTGCAATACAAGCAGAACCAAAGTCTTTCTCTACCAAAGCCGAAGCCGCAATAAGATCTGTACTTAGATTATTACGGCGGGCTAATTGATCGTGAACCTTTAGTAGTTCTTTATGTAATGGAGGATGAGTTAAGTTAGAGGTCGTATTCATCTGCATAATTAACTCCCACTACAAAGTAGCCGGGCATATCTTTAGCAGCCCATTGCTTTACAGCATAGACAGCCTCGATGAGTTTATCATCTGTCCATAGAAACCCATTGAGGGCATCAAACACAGCCTTTTGATAATTATCTATATCAGGTCGGGGTGTATCAAGCTTAGTAGTCTTAGGTCTGGTTACGTATAACTCAACGTCAACGTACAACCCCTTATCAAAGGGAGAGAAGTCAGGACCTAGCACCATTGGCACTAGGTCCCAACACTCTTCCCTAAACTTCTTGTAAGGGCCAGCGAAGTAAGCCCCATGTCGTGAGACACGAGGCCTACTTGCTGCGACGGGACTAATTGGGAAAACCCATTCCATCAGATGGGGAGATTATCCGCATCACTTGGGTCTGTGTCCGCTGGATTCGTATAGCCATCGGTAGCTTCAAAGCCACCAGTGCTATCGAAACCTGTACTCTGCTTGTCAATGATCTGAACGCCATTGAGAAACAGGGACATGCTTCCATCTCGGGTCAAGAGAACCGGAGCCAACCTAAGTCGAACCGTGTCTCCACCAAAGGGCAGAGCATCCGTCTTAGCAGCCGAGGCATCTCCCTTCTTAACCAGAGTCTTGGACTTGGCCTTAAGGATAGTATTACCATTATCATCGACACGCATGCCGTTGATCTTGGTGGCACCAGTTTCCTTGAGAAGTTCATCCAGAGACTTCTGGAGAGGCTTGTCAACAATCACAGAGATATTGTGATTAGCTGAGTCTTCGCCAAACTTATCATCGGGCTGGTGCAGGTGGCTCCACTGAACCATTAGGGTGTCAGTAGTAAACGCTTCAATCTTTGTTGTCATCACTTGGTGTACTCCTTTTGAGTTCTTCCATCGTTTTATTGATACCAGTGACAACTGATACCAACGTTAAGCTTACCTGACCTAAGAAATTCTCAAGATCTGAGACCTTGATGAACATCTCGTCAGATTCTTCTTCGACTACCTTAATAGCCTCTTCATTACTAGTCATTCATTAACTCCATATAGGGTTTTCCATTTATTACTACGCCAGCCCCGTTGACTGGCTTCTTCAAGAAGTTCCGTCCATAATACATTAGTTTGTGGTGTCTGTCAAGTCCACAAGGAACATTAAATCCGAAAATTGTCTTGTCAGTGGGACCAGTCATGCAGTGGATTGCACCCACGGAATGGACATGTCCAGATACCGTGGATTGACATCGAGATGCGGCGATAGACAACGCAGGACGCATGCCTGACATGCCTGTGCCATGTGTATAATATACTCCATCAACAGTAAACTCATAGCCCCACTCCCAATTCGGTGTGCCGTAGACAGTTTGATAATCCTTGAGGTACATGCTAGGGATACCAGAAGCAGAGGCAACTCTGTGAACTCGCTCATCGTGATTCCCAATACATACTTTGGCATCCCGAAATTTTTTCCGCCAAATTTTTAGACTTTCCATAGTGAGGCCGTACTCTTGTTGAGCAGCCTCGGCTTCCGGGTGTTTATTATGGAAGGATATAGAATGATGATCAATTATATCACCAATAAATACCGTAGTATCTGTCTTATATTTTCTCTTAAGTCCCAAACAGAACTCAAGATAATCTTTACGCTCAGCAGGTAGGTGAAGGTCACCTATTACTAAAACCTTAGCCATCGCAAGTTTCCTTTACGTCGTAGAAATCGGGATCATCATCGTCATCCCATAGTTCATTCCATTCATCTTCGTTTAGTTTATCAACAATATCAACATAATCACCATCATCCAGAATAGTCCACTTCGGTATCGTCATGATTTTCTCCGGGGATATTCAAAGTAATATCAAGATTGTTATTTCGGGGTACTCGATTTACAATGAAGGTTTTAAATAGATTATCCATAAAGATATGCATCATATCCTCTGATGGAAAGTTAATGCTGAGAGACTTCGTGTCTCCCGGTTCTAAAGCTAATCTGGTTATGTATTTTACATTGTGTTCGAGGTCTCCCTCGTTTGTAATCACAAGTTGAGTTCTCAAATGTCACCTCCATATTATGCGAAAAAATATTGTGAGTCTAGCACAGAATCAACATCAAAGTCTCCCTGTACTGGTACGTCGGGGAGGTTTACCCCTAGAGATTTTTCTACGTCTTCTTTGAAGAATTGTAGTTGATTTTTACGATGCATGCCCGCAAATTCTTCGCGGGTTGTCTTAGCCATTAAGGGGACATCGTTAGCGTGACATCCATATGAATCATGTATCATACAGAAGTCTGTTATTCCGTGTGCTAACAAAGTAGCTAACACAAGGAACATGTGAGCGGCATCCAATGAATGGATGTAATTTGGACTGATAGCCTGCTTTGCAGCCTTCCCGTTGGGAATATCTGTCTTCACAAAGAAGTGCAGCTCACGGCTATTGAATAGTTTGGCTATGGATCTACGTGTCTGGATTTGAGTATAGTAATGTATTACTTTAAAACCAGAGGGTGTAGTCCAGCACAGGTGTTGATTAAGATCAGAAGCAACATCAGATATCTCCTTGAGATAAGCCTTGCCAGCATTGCTGCTGCTTAGGGTTTGATCTAATGCTGCTTGGGTTGCCCTAGCAAGTTCTACTATAGCTCCTCCTCTGGTAGCCCTTGGAACCCAGTCTACATGACCCTCTAGGCGTATGTATTTCTGGATACCATAGAACGTAAGCCCATAGGCTTCACACATGGTAGATCTCTTGGTTACGTCACGGTTAATACCAGTTTCCCAGTAATCTAGGAATTGATTGAACCAAAGGTTTTCATTTATATGAACCCGACAGTATTCAGTCACATTATCTGCTACATACTGATATAAGTCTTGTGGTTTCTCGTCGGGGGCCACACTGGTGAGGTGAGCGATCTTCTCGTCCCTCATTATGGAACTCCAGTGCTGGTTGCCGTTGCATTTGCCGTCTAGTTGGACAGCAATATCGGAACAGTTGTCTTCCATTGCGTAATCAAAGGCAGCTTGTAGTCTACGGAAAGATTTGTTCTTCTTCTTTCGGTCATCTATCCACTCCTTATTTTCGTAAGGATCTTGAGCAATGCGTAGTAGCATATCATGATTATCGTCTACCCATTGGACTCGTTCATCGAAAGTTCCCTTGTCTTGATCAAACAGGTTGGCAATGTTTACCTTACGCCAATAGATACCTTCGGAATTCAAGGACTTTCTGGCGGCGAACTTAATCAATCCTCGATCAAAATCAGATGATTGAGGAGACAGTAGTTCACAGGTAGTATAGGCTCGTCCTCTGAAATCCAAGGTATACACATGGTAGAAGTAATCCCAAGCAATAAGATCTTCAGCCAAGGCTAGGCGTACTAGCATTCGGCCACGGGCTTGCTCAGACTTGTACCAATTACCCCAGCATTCTTCCCGGATCTGCATCCATTTGGCTTGGTCTTCTTTAGTCCCATCTTTAGGGTATTCTTCTGTGTACATGAAGCCATCAAAATCATAGGGAGGTAGGTTGGCTAGTTGAGTACCATTCTCAAACAGGT